TTATTATACCACAAATTAGAAAAAATATTACTTATAATATTTTTTATAGTCAATAAAAAGATGAAATTTTTTATACAAAATAATGATGAATCTAAATTAATGAATAAATTTAATTGTAAAACGGTAAATACAGTAAGCACTTACAAACATGTAGGTGTTTTTTTATACAAAAAATCAAAGAAGGTGAATATATGGTAAGGAGACTGCGGTGTAATGTCAAAAAACATTTTAGAAAGGAAGTGATAAATTGGTAATAGACATATATCTAAAAAATGAAAAAGAAAAAATAGATTTCCATTTTCCAGTAAACCCACAAGATTCTCTATCTATAAAAAAAGAAAAAAGGTTTGAAACTGTAGATATAGTAAACTTAGGTGAATTTGACATTAAAAAAGAAGGGGAGAAGATAAGAGAAATATCATTTAAAACATTTCTACCTTTTCAATATGACGCTTCTTATTGCAGATACAGTGAGTTAAAAAATCCAATCGAAGTAGTGTCAATGCTTGAAAAATGGGTAGACCAAGCTGAACCATTAAGATTAATAGTAACTGGCTTTGGCTACAATGGATTAGTCACAATATCTAGTTTTAGCAATACTCAAGTGGCAGGAAGAGAAGAAGATAGAGACATTGAGATAACATTTAGAACTTACAGAGAACTGAAGATAGAGACATTAAAAAAAGAAACAAAAAGTAATACTAAAACAGATTTAAAAGATAATAGACCTAATACCCAAACTAAATCTAAAATATATACTGTTAAAGCAAGTGATACATTATATAAGATAGCTAAAAATCTTTTAGGTAAGGGTTCAAGGTGGCCAGAGATTTATAATATACCTGAGAATAAAAAAGTCATTGGCAAAAATCCAAACATAATTAAAAAAGGGCAAAAGTTGGTGATACCTTCTAAATGAAAATAATATTAAATGGAAAATATGATATTGCAAATTTTAACGAGGGAATAACATTAAGTGAAGCTATAGACGGAGTTGCATACAAGATGGATGTATCTTTAATAGAACCTAAACAACTTAAAGATATAAATATTAAAAAAGGTGATAAGATAGTTCTAATTGACATTGCATATGAGAGTAAAAAAGAAGAGACGATATTTGATGGGGTCATATGGGAAACTAGGAGAAGTGAAAAGAGTAAGAAACTGACACTATCTTGTAGAGAAAGAACAGTTTACATGGAAGAATCAGAGGAACAATATTCGTTTAAAGAAAATACAGCAACACAGAGGATTGAATACTATTGTAAGCAATGGAATATACCATATTACAACTTAGCTAACACAGGGAAGAAACTTGCTAAAGTAATACATAAGACTAATATCTTAGATATGATAAAAAAGGACTTAAAAGAAACAGCAAGTAAGGGTGGAGACTTATTTAGGGTAAGGATGGATAACAAATTAAAACTATTCAAACTAGGAACTAATGTAAATGTATATAAATTAGATAGTATATTAGAAGATGCGAACTTTACCAGTAGCTTTAATGATGCAGTAACAAGTGTAAAAGTTTTAGGTAAGAGTAAAGACGAAAATACAAAAGCACCTATAATTGGGACATATAAAAAAGATGCTGATAAGTTTGGAACTCTACAAAAGATTAAGCAAGATGAAAAGATAACTAATGCAAAAGAAGCTAAGAAAGCAGCAGAAGCAATGTTTAATTCGGGTGAAGAAACAATAAGTGTTGATTGTGTAGTAGATATAAACAGAATAAGAGCAGGTGACAAAGTAAGTTTAAAAAATAAAGAATATTATGTTATAGATGTCACTCATACACTAGATTCTAGACCAAAAATGAAGCTCAATATAGGGACTTTAGAATATATAAGGAGGAAGTTTTATACAAATGACTGATGCTAGATTTAATGGAATTGCTAGAATATTGAAAGAAAATATGAATAAAAGTGTAGCAAATGGCACTTTTGGAATGGGTTGTGAACTTGCAGAAATAACAGCAAATGGACTTAAGGTTAGTGGCTATAAAGATGAAATACAGGACTATCTAGTATTAGAGAATTTAACATTAAAAGAAGATTATTTTACTTTTTCAGATGAAGCTTTAAGTGGAGAATATAGACATAAGCATAAAATAGAAACTCCAAAGGAATTGAAGCCACTACGTATAGGCGATAATGTGCTAGTAGCTGTTATGGGAGCTGAATTTGTAGTAATTGGGAGGGTTGTAAATGCCAAACCTATTTCCTCAAAGTGAAACTTTTGAAACTGTAGAATTAAAAAATAATGATGAAAATGAATTGGACCTAAAGGGTTCTTTTTTATTTGATTTTGAAAAAGGTGAATTTGTTAAAAACGCAGATGGAACACTAAAAAAATGTGATAAGGTGCAGGCGTACAAACAATGGTGTCAAAAGGCTATATTAACACCTAGATACAAAAAAGCAGCTTATACAAACATTTATGGAAGTGAAATAAAAGACTTAATAGCTAGTAACTTATCTCAAAGTGCAAAAGAGCTTGAAATAACTAGATTAATAAAAGAAACTATTTTGGTTCATCCTTACACAAAAGAAGTAGGAGAGTTTAGCTTTAATTGGTTGGAGAATAGCAGGTTAGTAGAGTATGAATTTGATGTACTAACAATAGATGATGAAAATATAGTAATTGATGGCAATATAAAAAGGTAGGTGATTATATGGAAAGAGAGCTACCTATACCAGTATTTTTAACAGAAGATGAGGACTCTGTACATGAAAGGATGTTAAGCAACTTTCAAGATGTTTCTACATTAGAAGGTGACTTCATCTATGATGCAACAAGACCTACAGCAGAGCAGATAGCTGAATTAAAACAACTAGGATTACAAAATAATTTAAAGATAGCATTTCCTCAGACTTCTTATGGAACTTATTTAGAGTGGCTTGGTGAATGTAAAGGAGTATTTAAAAATCAACCAACTAAGGCTACTGGAGTTATTACATTTACAGGTGTACAAGGAACTATCATTACAAAAGGAACTATAGTAACTACTATTGCAACTGATGAAAAACAGAGCATAGAATTTGAGCTTCTTGAAACCAAAACTATAGGAGAAAATGAAACAGTAGATATTAAAGCAGAAAGTAGGATTGTAGGAACTATAGGGAATGTGTCTAAAGGTAGTATATCCGTTTTACTAGGTTCTATTAATGGTGTTAAATCAGTTACTAATAAAGATTTCAAAGGTGGAACAGATATAGAAGATGAAGAACATTTTAGAGAAAGAGTCCTTGTAGCAGAGCAAGAAGACAAACTTAGTGGAGCTAGTTCAGATTATATAAGATGGGCTAAAGAAGTAGATGGAGTTGGATATGCTTATGTAGTTCCCGAATGGAATGGAGCGGGGACAGTAAAAGTATTAATACTAGATAAAAATAGAAAAGCAGCAACACAAGAGTTAATAGACAAGGTTCAAGAATATATATATCCATTAAATATATCAGAAGGAGAAAATAGAGATGGGAAAGCTCCTATCGGTGCATTAGTTACAGTTGTAACACCTGACACATTACTTATTAATGTAAAAGCTAGTTTTATATTTAGTAACAGTTTTAATGAAGAAACAGTATTAAACAATCTAAAAACTAAGATAGATAAATATTTAGATAAGATTGATTTAGGGGGAACAGTTTCATACAATGCTATACAAGCGATAGTAGGTTCTATGATGTTGACAGATGAAGGTATACAAGACTTTTCTAATCTTACTATAAATGATGCAAAAGAAAATATAAAATTGCAAGACCAAGTGGTCGGAATAGGGGAAATAGTTAACGAGGTGGTTGGATGATAACTTCTAAAAAAGGTAAAGAAATGCTTCTAACATTATCTCCTATCTATGAACAATCTTTAGTTATGAACTCTATATATGAAGCTATAGGAAGCGAATTTGATAATCTAGAATTATTAAATAAAGAAATAGAGTTACAATTATTTCCTCAAACTGCTACATGGGGACTTGAATTTTGGGAAAATAGGGTAGGTTTATCTACTAATATAGATGAAGATATAGAAGCTAGAAGAAGAAAAGTCATTGCTAAGCTTCAAATGAAATATATTGTTAATCCTAACAGACTAGCAACTATAATAAAAAGCTATACTGGTACAGATGTATATATAAAAGAAAATATAGCTCCATACACTTTTAAAGTAACTGCTAATGTTGATGATGTTATTAATTATGAAGATTTCAAATATATAACAAATAAAACGAAACCCTCTCATCTTCATTGGATGCCTTCTTTTGCACTCAAATTTACAGATATAGAAAAATTTGAGGTAAAGATGATTAATCGAATATTTATAGATTTTAGAGGGAATATAAGTAATTTCTTAGATGGCATGTGGTTATTAAATGGTAGTAAAAACTTAAGTGCTTATATACTTTATAATGAGCCAATAAGCTTAAACATGAAAAATAAGTTATTTGTAAAAGAAAGTGAAGTATTTACAAATCTTAAAGTAATCATTAAAAAGAATTTATATTATTTAAATGGGCTAGAAATGTTAAATGGAAATAAACTGCTCAATGCAGAATTAAGAGAGGAAGTGTTATAAGTATGGCAAATGCAGTAACAACAGACATTGCAAGACAAAAAATGTGTAAAGCTCGAGCGGGTGATATAACATTACCTACTATAGTTAGCATGGCATTTGGAGATGGAGGAATTGGGAATGATGGAACTATAATAGCTCCACTTTCAAGTGATATAGCGTTAAAAAATGAGGTGTTTAGAAAAGATATAGAAAATTATGTATATCCAATCCCAACTACTTGCAGATATTCAACCACTCTATTAAAAAATGAAGCAGAAGGAAAAAACATAAATGAAATAGGTTTAATAGATTCTGATGGCGATTTAATTGCAATTAAATCTTTTGGAAATAAGTATAAAGACAGTGATATGGAAATGGTTTTTCAGATAGATGACGAGTTCTAGGAGGTGAATAAATGCCTAATGAATTAGATTTTAATAATGAGATTGAAGAATATTTAATAACTACACCAGCTCATGCAAATGAGTTTAATAATCGACAACAAAAATTGTTAGACAATGATAAATATTTAAATAATAAAATTGATACAACTAAAACAGAGTTAAATACTAGAATTGACACAGAAAATGAGAAACAAAATATTAAAATTGACCAATTAATCGCAGGTGGTTCTAATGTGGCATCTACTCAAACAATAACAATTGACGATTGGGTTGAGGATGCAGAAAGTGGATTCAAATCAACTGTAACACATAGTTTATTAACACAGAGAATAGTTGTAAATATTATAGATGCTACTACAAAAGAAAATATAGTTCCAAATTTTAAAATAGTTGATGATAATTCAATTGAGATTAGAAGTGAAGTAAAAGTTGAGTTAAATGTCTATGTGATAAATGGAAATGCAGAAACTCATTTTATAAATGCAACTGTAGATGATAACAGAGTATCTGAAATGACTACTTATTCATCTAAGAAAATAGAGGACAGATTGGTTAATATAGAAGAAAAGGTAAATGGTGGTTTATCTAATATTGCAACAAGTGTAAATGAGTTGATAACTTATTGTTAGAGAGGAGAGTGAGAAAATGCAGACTGAATGGAATTTTAATTATGCTAATTATGTACAAAATGTTTCATTGCCACCTGGGCGATATAAATTAGAATGTTGGGGTGCTTGTGGTGGTGCTGTCGATACAAGCGATTGGACTGATTGTGCAAAAGGTGGTTATTCAAAAGGTGAGATTGTATTTAAAAAAAGAACTAATCTACAAATTTGTGTCGGTCAATCCGGTTATGAGAAAGTTTCTGAAGGTTCAAGCCTTACTAGAAGTGGTTTTAACGGTGCAGGCGCTGCTGGCAAAGTTACTACTGGTAGCTTTGCTTATTCTAAATACGGTGGTGGAGCAACTGATATAAGACTTTATCATCCTAGTGCAACTTGGGGTAACACCGAAAGTTTGCTTTCACGCATACTTGTTGCAGGCGGTGGAGGAGGTATGAAAAATAATTTTGCTTCTGCTCGTTCTATTGGTCATGGTGGTGGTTATGTAGGTGTTAATGGAGTTGGTCGTGACAGAGATTTTTGTGGCGGTGGTTCTCAATACCAAGGTGGAACAAGTTACGACACAGAAGAATACCATGGTTCATTAGGAAAAGGAGGTTATGGTAACATAGGAATAGGTGGTGGAGGGGGTTGGTACGGTGGTGCTGGTTCTTATTCTAATGAATGTGGAGGTGGTGGAAGTGGTTACGCACTAAATAAAGATAGTTATAAGGTACCCGGATATATACCAACACCTGAATATTATCTTGAAAATATAGTCATGACTACTGGAGGTAATACTACTAAAGCAGATGGTTATGCTAAAATAACATTACTACAAGCATTGCCATTTTTAACAGTATCTTCTTATAATTCTACACAGGCAACATTTAAAGCCGACCACACAGACCCTGCATTACTTACAAAGATAGAATGGTTTATAGATGATGTACTAAAAGAAACTATAACAACAAATTTAACAGAAGAGAAAACAATTAATTATACATTAGAAGATAATGCATTACACACACTTAAAATAGTTGTTACAGACAGTAATAATGCTACAGCAGAAAAAGTGTTAAGTATAAGTAAGAATATAATGCCACTGCCCGAAAATGTAAATTTAAATGATATATCAACAAAATTAGTTGAGGTTAATGCAGGATTTAAAGTTGGGAAAACAAGTATTATAAACACTTTAGCACTTAAAAATATAGAAGCAAGTTTAAATAATACACTTGTGGAGTTATCAGAGAAAATAAAAACAAGTTTTGATAGTTCAGACACTAGTGTGCAAGATTTACAAAATCAAGTAACACAAAAAAACAATACTATAACTCAATTAGAAACAGAGTTAAGTAAAAGAAAAAGATTTATAACAGGAACTTATACATTCACAAAAACGGATGCAGAGAATTTTAACTTAAGTATATATGACAAAGAAGGAACTTCAAAAACTCTTACTATACCAGTTAACATGGGCTTCTCTCCTAGTTTAATTGTACTTAGTGGAGTAACTTTTAGTACAACAAGTAAATCTTATGTTTATTTTGATAATGTTTGTAATTCAAATTTTTATAATTTTGGCTATAATTCTGATTCTACTCATAGTAACCCGAAAGCTGTTGGTATTCTTAATGTATCTAATGTTGGGTATTCTTCATTAGTGCTTACATTATATAAATTATCAATGTCAGAAGCAGTTGGAATATGGGCAAAAGAGGGAGCTACATTAACTTACAAAATATATATTTAATAAAAAAATGAGGTGATAATATGAACAGAAATAATAGAATAATTTACGACCAAACAGGCAATATATGGCTTCAAACTGGTGAAGCAACAGGAGATATACAAGAGTGGTCAAAAATAACTGAATTAAATTTTTTGGATGTTGAATTTGGTAGTATAGACTATAGTAAACAATATATAGAGTCTATAAATCCAGTTACAAAAGAACCAATCATCAAAGACATAGAAGTCATTTTAACAGATGAACAAAAGAGATTACAAGCATTAGAAAAAGAATTAAGCATGTTAAAAGAAGAAAATAAAAATAGAGATAGTGAGATAGTAAACACAGCCTTTGAGGTAGAAAATATAAAATTAAATAACAATTTATAGGAGGAATTAACATGTATAACTTATTAAAACTTATGATAGAACAAAAGAACTATAGCACTAAAGAGGATTTGCAACACAAAATTGATGTATTCTATGCAGTAAATAGAATTACAGAAGAACAATATTTAGAACTTACAAGTTTATTAAATAAAGAAGAAACACCAGCAGAACCAATAAAATAGGTTCTTTTTTTATTGAAAGAAGGTGACTAAATGACTTTTAAAGAGTTAGTTAATAAAGTTAGAAATCTTGTATTAGAAGCAAAG